CAACAACAGCATGGATATCCTAAAAGAGAAGCTCGGTAACGCTATCTTGCCTATGATTACAGATTTCGTAGATCAGATAAGTAAGCCTGGTGGTTTAGTTGATCAGGTTGGTAAGTTCCTTGATGATTTGAGTAATCCTAAAACTGAAGCGGGAGCAACTTTCAAAAGCATTAAGGATGCTGTCGGTCAAACTATTGAGGGTGTGAAACAGTTCTTTGCTCTCTTTGGTGGTGGAGATGCTATGAAGGGTTTTGCGAATGTTGCAGGCTCTTTAGTCAGAATGCTTCCAGCGTTGCTCGCTCTAAAGGGCATTATGTTTTTGGCTCAGGCTGGTTCGGCTATCAAGAATCTTGTTGCAGCTGTTGCCTTGATTAGGGGTAAAACTTCGCTTCCTGCTAATAATCCTCTTAATGATGCTGCTAATAGTCCTATTGGAACTTCAGTTAAAGGTATTTTGATTACTCAAGCCGCTGGTCAATATTTCTCTGATATTAACGAAAAAAACATCAACTCTAAATTAAATAAAAAGGGCTTGAATGTTGCTCTTAGTGCTGCTTCTAGCACGGGCACTATGGCCATTCCAACTGGTAAAGGTTCAGACTTTTTAGGTATAGGTAATAATTCAACTACAAACATCACTGTAAATGTTCATTCGGCTGACCCTAAAGCTGTTGTTGATGCTGTTTCAACTTATGTGAAAACTAATGGCTCTGTTCCTTCTGCTTGGGGAACTGGTGGTCGTAGATAATGGCTGTTCCTTCTCAAAAGGTTGAGATTCAGTTTGGTGCTTCCAGTTGGGTGGATGTCACTAATGATGCTGGCAACATAACTATTACTCGTGGAACTAATCGTGTTATGGATGATTATCAGGCAGGTTCTATACAAATTGTTTTCACTAATAACAACAGGCGGTTTGACCCGCTAAACACTTCTAGCGACCTTTGGTATGGTGCTGGTGGTTACACTTTGGTTCAACCGGCAGGCAAGATTCGGGTTACTTCTAATTCAACTATTGTCTTTTATGGTTATATTCAGGATTGGTCTTTTACTTTTGATTCTGCTGGTTTAGATGGTAATGCCACTGTGACTGCTGGTGATCTGATGTATTACTTATCTCGTGTGAACTTTACTGGGGGAACTCAGGAGCTTGGTGGTTTCACTGGGGATAGAATCTCTGATGTTTTGCCTTTGTATGGTTTGGCTACTACTCAAGTTGATTCTCGTAACAATAGGACTGTTGTTGGCACTGATGTCAATAATGCTGGTGACAATGTTTTGAGTTATTTGCAGAATGTCGCTAGGAGTGAACCAGGCGATTTGTATGCTTCGGCTTCAAGTTCGGCAACACTAATTTTTAAGGATAGAACTTTTACTGACTATTCTTGGACTTCTAGTTTGAGACAGAATCTAATCAAATACCCTTCAGCGAACAGTGTTGATACAACAGATTATTTGACTACTGGTGATGGAACTACTGGTAATGGCTGGTTATCTCGTTGGTCAGGTTCTACTGCTATCTATATTTATGGGGGCACTGCTTCTAATGCCTCTGAAGTTAGATCTCTTACTAATGACCAGTATTTGAGTTATCGTGAGCAGAATCAAACTAAATATAATCCCGCTGGAACTGCTGGTGCTTCCTATGTTTTCTCAGCTTGGTTCAAGGGTAATGCTCTACCTACTGGAATTACAGGAACTTTGGCTCTATTGGATGTCAATGGTCAAACTATAAATAATGGTGGTGGTTCGGCTCTTGTGATGTCGGCTACTGCTGTTTCTAACGCTGTTTGGGCTAACATGGCTGGAACTGTGACTGCTAACGCTACTGCTGTTGTTGCTGGTATTCAACTAACTGTGACTGCTGCGGGAACTACTAATGCTTCTAGCTTTGTTGGTAATGCCTGGTATTTTGAGAATGCTTCTGGTTATGATGGCTCTTATTGGGATGGTTCATATACTCCGCTAAAGTCCTCTGCAAGTGTGAAGCGTGAATATGCATGGCTTGGAACACCTTATGAGTCATCCTCTGTTTTGGCTATAAATACTGCTTCCTCTACACCTACACCAGCAACCTATTTGACTTTTGCTGATAACAATTCTCAGGGAACTGCTTATGGTAATGGCACTGCGATTCCTTTTATGACTTTGACTATCGCTAACTCTGGTTTGAATCTTTACAATCAAACTCAAGTTTCAGGATCTAATGCGACTGCGATTGCTACTGATTCTGTTGGAACTGCTTTGTATGGTTTGAGGACTTATTCTCAAACAGATAATTTGACTACTAGCTTGACTCGGCCTGCTGAGATTGCTGAGGATGTTTTAGGTATTTGGCGTTTACCTGAGTATAGGGCTGAGGAGTTTACTGTCGCTTTAGAAGCCTTGACTTCTGCTCAACAGAATCTTGTTTTAGGTTTAGAGCTTCGTGATGTTATTCGCCTTTGTTTTCAACCTTCGGCTATGGGTTCTGTGGTTGATAAGTATTATCAGATTTTGTCTATAAATACTCAGAATGATGTTGAGCGTAGTCACATTAGTTTTCAGGTCGCTAGTTTGGCTAATGTGCCTATTAGGGTTGATTCTGTGCTCACTGCCACTTTAAACACTTCCATACTCGGCTAGTAGAATAGGACTATTATGGCTACAACAAAAACTTGGACTATCGGGGATGTTCTCACCGCTGCTGATCTAAACAGCAATTTTGCTAACTTGGGTTGGGCGAGAGCTGCTGGAACTGGTGACTCGACTACTGGTGTTTTGGCTGCTGATGGCACTGCTTCTGTGACTATCACTTATCCTGCTAGTCGTTTTAGTGTTGCTCCTATTGTTTCGGCTTGGACTACTTCTAACCGCTATATTTGCTCGGTAAACACTAATGCTGCTGGTTCGGCTACTGTGACTATCCGTAATGTTTCGGCTGGTGCAGGTTCAGATGCGACTGTCTATTATTCTGCTGTGCAAATGACTTCTGGAACTGCTGCGGGGTAATTGAATGAGTGAACCTAAGCCAACTAACACGACTCTGCTGTTGCAGATTGTTCGTGACATCGAGATTCTCAAAGCTAACAGCATCCAGATTTTGCAGTCCAGTCAAGATCATGAGACTCGTATTCGTGACTTGGAAAAGAGCATGAATCGTAACGCTTGGATTCCAGCGGTGATTACAGCAGTTTTGACTTCTCTTATTGTTTATGCGATTACTAAAGGATTTGGTGCTTGATGATTACTCCAGGAACATATAACTTGACTTGCTATCAGGGTGCAGATTTTGACCAAACTTTTAACATTACTCAGGGCGGAACTGCTCTAAACCTCACTGGCTATACTTCTCGCATGCAGGTTCGTGAAGCTGCTGATTCGACTGCAACTTTGTTGAGTTTGACTGATGGGGCTGGTATTACGCTTGGGGGCACTGCTGGCAGTGTTGCTGTTGTTATTACTTCTGCTCAGTCCTCAGCTATTCCTTCTGGTTCGTTTGCTTATGATTTGGAACTTATTTCGGGTGGCAGTATTGTGACTCGTTTACTTCAGGGCGGGTTTAGCGTTTCAGGGAATGTGACTAGATGAGTGATGTTGTTGTCTCTACTACTGCTTCGACAACTGTTGTAACTACTTCCTCAACAGCAGTCAATGTTGCTGTAACTACTTATCCGGTTGCTGTTTCGGCTTCTAGTGTTGGTTTACAGGGTGCGACAGGGGCAACGGGTGCGACAGGTGCTCAGGGGTCTGCGGGTGCTCCAGGTGCTTCGGGTGTTATTTCGGTTAGTTCACCTATAACTAATTCTGGTAGTTCTAGCTCTGCGATTCTTGGTTTAGATCAGGCGAGTCTAAGTTTGACTAAGAGCCAGATTAGTGATTTTACTTCTGGAACTGTTGCTAGTGCTGGAACTGCTCAACAGGCGGGAACTGCTATTTATTCGACTAGTTCAGGTTCGGCTTTGAATGCTGGAACTGCTGTGACGATTAGCGGGTCAATAACTAAGAGCCAGGTAAGTGACTTTACTTCTGGAACTGTTGCGGTTGCTACTTCTGCTTCTACTGCTTTAACTGCTGGAACTGCCAGTTATGCCACAACTTCAGGAACTAGCGTTTATGCAACTACATCTGGAACAGCGGTTTATGCGACAACATCAGGAACTGCAACCTATTCGACAACT